CCCCCTGAAACGATTCGCCTCTGGCGCTCAAGCACCTTTTCGATGGCGTCTCGTTTGTAATCACCGTAAATGAACAGGTCGGGGATGAACTGCTTGTAGTAGTGGTTACCATCTTCTGTGCCTGACATGACGATACCGACGGGCAGGTGTCGCTTGTGGTACATGATGTCCGTGACGAGCGTTGACTTGCCTGTGCCGCGCTTGCCGATGAATACGCACACCTTGTCGTCGCCAATCTTGCTCGGGTCAAACTTTTTGAGTTGCAAATTGGTCATTTCCTGATAGTATACTGGGTTTTTTCCGCACGTGAAAGACGCGCTGAATGTTTTCTTGAGGTAGAGTAGTATGTCAGCATCACAGATATTGCTGGCTGGTCACGGTCCAGAAGACCGCTGGCTGACAGAAAGTCCAAACAGGACGTACTTTGAGGCGAAATATCAGCCTCATATAAACCGTTTGCGTGAAACGTTTGAAGTTCCCTTTGATAATCGGGGTGTAACGTTCGGGACGACTGGTATATGTACCGTGCCAGTCAAAGGGGATTACTTGACAAGTCTAACGCTCCGGGCGGTCCTCCCACCCATTTACCCGACGGTTCCGGGTCAGTTTGTGTTTCCGACGCCTTCGTCGCAGGTTGGAGGGACCGTCTACGTGAATATGGGTCTGACGCAAGTGCTTGCAGACGGTGTGACCCTGACGGCAAACACGGTCGGGAATCATTATTTTTCAATTGGCGCAGGTGTGATTCTGGTAGGGACAGCCTACAATATCTTCGACCTCGACAATACGTACACAATTGCGAGCATTCCTACGGCAAACTCGTTCACGTGTTTGACGAGCCTTGCAGGTATATCTTACAATGGCACGGTGTCAAGTCCTGGAATCGTACCCTCTGACGCAGTGGGGTACTTTTCGACTACAAACTCGAACCTCTGGGTAAACAACATCACAAACAAGACATGGCAAATTACTGCAGGGACGAATATAGTAGGTTTAGTGTATACATTCACGACGTCTGCACCAAGCAATTTACCAGTTGGGAGTACAGTCATTTTAAATCTACCAAATTCTAATATAATTGATGAACTATCTGTAGTAACTGCATCGACTGATACGACATTTACATGCACGATTACTAGTTTATATTCTAGTTCACTTTCAGATTCCGTTTCTCTTGTCGTTCCACCTCTCGAGTTGACGAACCGGGTTTTTTCGTCTAACGTTTACCAGTCAATCTCATTTGCAAACGAATCAGATTCTGCATTCTGGGGGTTTGATTCGCGCGAAGGACTTACGTACTTTCTCACAGCGACACCTCCATGGACTTTGACCCAGTCTGGATGGATCAGTGGGTTCTTGCCACCGAGCACATCAACGTATGACGACTCAGTCGCACACAAACTGTGTAAGGCTGTTCGGATTCTCGTCGGCAAGCAAATCATCAAAGAGTACACAGGTGAATACATCGAACTCCAAAACGACCTGACTGTTTCATACGAAAACAAGGCAGTTTTAAAGTTGATGAACGGGACGCTCGACCAGACACAGGCTACTTTTTTCAGAGAATATTACACGACTCTGCCTCTCGGAACAAAAGAGATTCCTCTGTGTGCATTGACCAATCAGCAAGTGAGTGTTGAGATTGATTTCGAATCATTCACAAACTTGTCCCAAAACTTAAACTCTGGAACTGGAGACTTTTTGGACTCGAAATCGTATACATCTTACGACGCGTCAACAGGACTTTTGAATGGTCAACCCGTCAATATTCAGAGTACTCTATCGTACCAACAGTACATATTCACAATTACATATGATGGAAACATTATATTGTACGACACTACAAAACCAATCGACGACCAAAATTCTTATGTAGTCGTGACCGCCTTTGCAGGACCATTTGGATTGTTTTCCAAGTTTTGTATTCTAGGTGGTATAATTTATATCCAATTAGTAAATGGATTCTTAATCAAAGGGATTTTAGACGAATTTATTCAAGGAAACATGAGTTCTTTTGTATCAAATAGTTATTTACCAACATTACCTGGCGACATTGATTCTCCTACTGGTACGATGGTTGCAGACGCTCGGTACATCTACTACGCCGTCAGTAATCTGGCGTCAAGTGTATTCGTGGTGAGCTACGACACACAGAGTCCCTTTGGAACATCGACAGGATACGCATCGGTCGATTTCACACAAACATTCGACCCGAACGTCACGGGTTTATACCAGATTCTTTCGACCGGCACAGAACTGATCGTGGTCCCAGAGGGTACACCGGGGTCACTCTATACGTACCAGCTGAATGCGAACGTCCAGAGTCAATGGTACACACTCAATTACTCTTCGTACGGAACTCAAATCACGGAAGGAGTTCTCATAGGTAGTTCCGTCTATTTTATACTCGATAATTTCAATATTCTAAAATACACAGATTCGTCATTTTCTATACCAAGTTCACCATCAATTACAATACCCGGTGACGCACTTCGAAATCTCATCGCCGTCGGAAATTACATATACTGTTCAACAAACAGCGTCGCCGTCCAGATTGACACGACCCAAGATCTTTCGACTGCCGCAGCGTATGAGTTCCCCGCGCCGTTACCGATTGGTCAATACGTCTTTGCGAATGGACCTCGTTTCATCTATATATTTTCACAAGATCCTGGTCAAACGACAACACCGACGAACATTGTTCGCTTCGATCCGTACCCACCCGTTCCTGTACTCCAAACCAGTATTTTGGTCGATTATGAGTCTTTGCCTGAGGGTGTCAAAAAACCAGACAAGGCGCTCCTCGGGCTGATCCAGACGCAAAGGGTGACTGATATGAATTACATGAACATCCGAGGACCCGTCAAGGAACTCTGGGTCACGGGGACATCTGACTCAGCAAACGTGTTCCAGTACTCGAATCTGGCAACCGTGAGTACGCTCGAACTCGCTGGTGAGCAGATTGTGACTGACGACGACGGAACACGCACGTTCCTCAACGTCATAGAGCCGTTCGAGACACACACGTCGATGCCTATCCGGAACGTTTCTGTGATTTCGTTCGAATTTGATCCCGAGTCTGCGATACCGAACGGCACAATCAACTTTTCGCGTATCAGGGACCAGATTTTCAGGGGTGATGCTCAAACGGTCTGGGCGCGCACGTATAACCTCCTTGCGATTCAAGGTGGAATCGGCGGACTTATTTTCGACTCGTAAAGTAGAAGAGGAATGGATTTCTCAACAGGCCCACCGGCTCAGTTTTCACACCAGGTGACACGCCTTCAATTTCCAAAAGATGTTCACTTTGGCGATGACATTTCGATATGGATCGCCAAAGTGGGTGACGTGGCGCTCGGGACCATGTACATCCGGGTCGATTGGCCCGTCGCAGCTTCAGTCGACGATTCGGCAGGTACGCGCATGATTGATTTTGTCGAACTCCGATACGAGAATGACCTCCTCGAGCGTCACTACGGCGAATCGCTCGAACTCATGAATGACCTTTCGGTTACAGCCGGGAAGCAACCTGTTCTGACCACTCTGCTCGGCAAGGGTCTGACGAGTAATCTGTCGGCGTACTACATTCGCATGCCTTTTCGACTCAATTTGCCCCTGTGTGCACTCGATAAAGCACCTGTGTTTCGGGTCAAGTTCAGACCGAGCAGTGAGTTTTCAACCCTGAATTGGACAGCAGCTATCAAGGTCAATCTGTTTGTCGATTACGTGTACGTGACCAAAGCCGAACGTGACTATTTCAAAACGGCAAAGATCGACTACCTGACACACACGATTCAGCGCCTACAATTTACCGTAGGTGCAAACATCACAAAGTCGACATTTATTTCTGAGTTTACGAGACCAGTCAAGGAACTCTATTGGGTTATCCAGACGGATGGATCCGCCGCCTATGACTATACGAACCTCGGCACTGAACAGCTCGAATCACTTCGTCTCCAACTGAACGGAACTGACATTATTCTACCGGAGATTGGAACCCCCCTATTTCTTCGAACAATTCAGGGGCTCGAAAGTCATACACGTGTACCTGATCGGAAGTTTTACATGTACACGTTCGCACTCGACCCGGAACACCCGGATCAGTCAACCGGTTCAGTAAACATGTCTATGATGACACGTCAAACACATACACTGGAGCTGACACCGTGTGTGTTTTCACGCCAGGTTCGGGTTTACGCTGTGACGCATAACGTCGTACGAATAGAAAACGGTTCAGTCATGTCCCTATTTGACAATGTGCAAGAAGGTGGTACAGAAATTCTGTCGTAATGGTAGATGGCGAAGGTGTACAATCCAGTGTACCCTGGTTTGTATTACTTTGATACATTCACATTCAGCACACTGGGAACGTCCGGGATCCGAGGTCCAGAACCGTCCAGGGCGTATGCCGATGCA